TAAGGGTACCAAGAGGAATATTGAGAGCGAGGATGCCGAAGGAAAAAACGTACAGGTCGGGTAAGCGACGAAGAGTTGTTTGCCCGACTTTTATATTACGGCGTAACGCAGCTACACAGGCCGGAAGCAGAAGTGTGGCTGCTCCCTATTGGTGAATTGCTCGATCAGTGGGAAATCCACAAACAATATAACGGTATGGCAAAGCCAAAACGCGAAATGTTTATTGATGATGTGATACCAACAGGAATTTAATTTGAATATTTCTGAATATCTATTGATATTTCGCAGAATTCTCATATAATAATAGTAGAATAATTAATATATGGGGTGACTTTATGATTATTAAATCTTCAACAACACTAAGAAATGACTATGGAGTAATTTCCTCGCTTGCCCATGAGGTAGAAGAACCGATTTATATCACCAAAAATGGTGAAGGTGACATCGTGGTTATGAGCATAGAGGCTTTTGAAAAAAGAGAGCAAATATTGAAGTTGCGCTCTAAAATAATGATTGCCGAAGAATCAAGATTATCGGGCGAACCAACGGTTTCATTGGGAGAAGCAAGGAAACGTCTTGAGGAAAAGTATAATGGCGAAATGTAAGATAGAAATACTTGCCCCTGCTTGGAGAGAACTTGATGAAGTAGCGAGTTATCATTTATTAATGGTCGGAAAAATTTCAGCAAAAAAGATAACAGACAAAATACTTGGAGCATTGGAACGGCTTGAGGAGTTTCCGTTATCCTGTCCTTATGTACCGGATACAGAACTGAGAAATCAAGGCTACAGGATGCTCATCTGCGATAAATATGTGTGTATTTACCGATTGCTCGGTGATACAGCATATGTTTATCATATTGCTCATGGTGCGACGGAATATGGAAAGCTTTTAAAATAATCATTAAAATCATTTTTAGGCGCTCTGGAAACAGGGTGCCTTTTTTGCGCTCATTTTTAGCGAGGAGGTGGAAAGATGTCCGATAATTTTGGTTTCAAAATCGGAGTTGAGGGTGAAAAAGACTTTAAAAATTCTTTGAGAGATATTAATCAAAGCTTTAAGGTACTGGGCAGCGAAATGAACTTGGTTTCTTCGCAGTTTGACAAGCAGGATAAATCGGTCCAGGCAGTTACAGCTAGAAATTCTGTACTGAATAAAGAAATCGACGCGCAGAAAAACAAAATAGGCAC